GTGCGCCGTCCCTTCAGAACGCGCGATGTGATCCAAGACATCCTTGTAGGCGCCAGGATTGGCCGCCACACCGCCGGACTGATCGCCTCGCATGGCACGAGCCACGCGGGCACGGAGACCACCGCGAGCGTTCGCAGGCTCGTTGGGGTCAGGCTTGCCGCCCAAGATTGTCGGGGCGTAGCGCTGATATATTGATCGGGTGTCCCGAACCGGCCCCGCAGTTGCTCCGGGCGTGACCACGACACCGGGACCGCCTCCATTGGCCCGCTCGAAGGCTGCAGGCCCAGCTAGGATGCTTGTGATGGTTTTGTCGTAGGCCCCCAAGATGGTTGAGAGCTGAGTGACCCCGGCGATCTTTTTGAGAACGCCGAAGATCGTCTCAAATGCGTTCGCGATGGCTTTGACGCGGTCCGCGAAGGCGTCCCAGCGCTTCATGAACGCGTCGCCCTCATTGCCCGCGAACCATGTGACCATGGCGCTGAGCTTTTCGGCGAGCCAGACGACGGCATCCGAGATGCCGCGCATGATGCGCTCGACCTTCTCAGGGTTCGCCGAGATCCATTCCTGAAACCGCTTGACGATCTGCTCCAGCGCCGGTGCGAGGCTGACCATCAGCTTGTCACCGAGCGCCGACACCGTCGCCTGAAGGCGCGTGAGCGTGCGCTGGAATGCCATGGAGGCGTCGGCGGCCTCCTTGCTGTTGATGCCCAGCGCCTTGGTCGTGGCATCGTACTCGGCCCGGTACTCCTTCACCTTGGCCGCATACTGCGTCAGGAGCTTGTAGTCCTCCTCCGAGATGCCGAGCATGCCGGCTTCGCGGCTGCCGACCTGATACTCGTGCTTTGACAGCGCATCGACCGTGTCGAGGAGCTGATCGGCCATGTCCTTGGTCGTGTCGACGCCAAGGCTCTTGACGTAGCTCTTGAGGCCGTCGTTCGTCCGCAGGGCCTGTGCGAACTTCTCGACGGCGCTGACCGCCTGCTGCGACGAACCGCCGACCTGCTTGAACGCGTAGCCGAGCGAGTTGAGGCTCTGCACCGAGGCGCCGGTTCGCGCTGACACGAAGCCGAGGTTGTCGAACGCCTGAGTAACCCGGTTCACCGCGTAGCTGATCGCCGTCGCTGCGGCCGTGGCAGCCAGCGCCAGCCGGCTCATGCCGGCCATGAACTCCTTGTTCCGCTCCTCGCGCTTGCGGGCAGTCTCCTTCTCGGCCTTCTCGCGCTCCTGCGCAGTCGCGAGGGCGGCGCGGGCCTCCTTCAAGTTCGCTTCGCGGGTGAGCTTGGCGATCTCGTCGGCGGTCTTGGCGCCTTCCCAGCGCGCATCCTCAATCCGCTTCTCAGCGTCACGCACCGCCTTTTCATAGTCGGCGACCGACTTTTTGGCGGTGTTGAGCGAGCCCTGGTTCACATCGAAGCCGAGGGCTACGAGGAACGAGGCAATGGTGTTATCCATTCGGCGTGCCTATGCCGCGCGCTGCCATGGCTGGCGAGATAGAGCCCGCCGAGGTGGCGACGGCCACGAAGTTGGTGAAGAACGGCTCGCCGCAGGTGTCGCCGAGATGCCCGACGTAGAAGACCTTGTAGGTGCCATCCGCCGAGATGCCGAAGCGCTGAAGCTGCGCGTTGTTCGGTGCGCCCGTGATGCTCGGGTCGAACTCGGCTTGCTGGATGGCCTTCTGATCAATCTGAACCGTGCAGCCGGGCACAATCTGGCCGTTGAGAAGGGCCACGCCCTCAATGCCCTGGATGGTCTGGACGGGCAGGCCAACCAGCCCGGTCTTGCTGTTCAGGACGATGACGCCACCAGGGAGCGGCTTATCGTTGGCAAGGATCTGCAGCTTGCCGTTCTGGATAGACCACGAGGTTTTGGTCGCCTGAGCGGTCTGCCGTAACCAGTCCTTGGCGTTCCCGAACAGGGCGCAGCCACGCGGGAACTTGACCTTGGAAAGCGCATCCTTGTCGATGTAGCCGAGCCCGATGCCGAGCGCCTTCATGGGCTCGTAGCAGGCCATAGCGCGGTCGTAGTGGGTGTGGCCGCTGGAGAGTGTCTTGTTAACCACCGCATAGTTGCGCGGCGTGCTGCCATCGGTGGCTAGGATCGCCAGCACCTTGTCGGTCACGTCCGCCCGCAGGTTGCGAGCCTGCCGGATCTCGCCCTTGAACAGGACGTAGATGGGCTCGCCGACGTACCCGGCCGAGAGCGTCACGGTCTTGCCGACGTAGAAGGCCGGCTGCGTGCTGCTGTCCGCCAGGTTGAAGATGCCGATGCGCGCCACGTTCGGCGTGCTCGCATCCTTCTGCGTCGTCTCAAAGGTGATCCGGAGGCCCTGGCCGCCGTTCTCGTCGCCAACATAAGTGAAGGTTTTGCCGCCTTCGATCTGAACCGAGACCGTGCGAAGGTACTGCTCACCCATGGGTCAGGGCGCAACGTAGTAGAGGTGCGAGGTCACGCCGAGACCGTCGAAGGTCGGCACCTCGCCCGCGCCCCGATCCGTCGTCACGAGGAGCGCGCCAGGGATGCCAAGGTAGCGGTACTGCGAGAGCAGATCGACGCCGGTCACCATCGGGATGCCGGCCACGAGCAGCGCCCCATTCGCATCACCGATGTCGAGCACCCAGCAGCCATCCTGCGCCACGTTGTAGGTGAGCCGCATGTTGTAGAGCGTGCCGCTCAGCGTGATGGTGAAGCGCTGAGCCTGCGACGGCTTCAGCGGGATCTCGACAGCCGTTGTCACGTCAGAAGCCGGGGTTTCCGCCACCGAAGACGTTGAGCGGTAGGGCTGGCTCCGGACCCTGGTTCAGGATCTCGCCTGTCTCTCCGTCTTGGATGGTCATCTCGCCGACGTCGACCGAGTAATTTGACGCGCTTAGGCCGCTTAGACCCTCACCGACCGCGCCGCCGAGGCCGAGGTCGCCGGGTTGAGCCGTGCTGCCTGGGCTGAAAGCGCCCGAGAAGGCCTGCGGGCCGACATCTACGGTGGAGACGCTGCCGCCGTTCGTGACGCTGCCGGTAGAGGCGGGGTTAGCCTGGTCGGCGTTGCTGCCCGGCGTGCCACTGGCGCCGCCCTGCCCCACCCCCGTGCTTGTCGTCTGGGTCGAGACGATGACGATCTCCTGCAAGGCGACGGACGCCATGAGGATGTTTTCGGAATGCCCATCGGTCACGACGGAGATGCCGCGGATGATCATGTTCCGGTAGCGACGCTTGCCGGTGTAGACCGTGAACGGCTGCCGGGCGAGCTGTAGCGCCAGCAGCGCGCGATACTGCTCCTGCACGTATCCGACATAGCCGGCCGTCGAGTTCGAGAACCCGCAGCGGATTTCCAGTTCGGCCGGTCGCTTAAAGGCGTGGTCCGTGATCACCCCGCCGCCCTCGACCGGGTGCTGAGTGATGATGACCTCGTCCCGGTGGTTCTCTTCAACCGTCACATCGGCGTAGATCTGGCCGATGGCGCGGGCGCTGGGCTGGATCAGCGCGTAGGAGAGTTCACCGAGAAGGGACATGCACCGCCCTCCCCGGCCGGTTGCGTCAGGTTCGTCGGGGCTTCAGCAAATCGCGCAGCGGGTCGCTATCTCGACCGAGCGGCTGCAAGGGCTTGGCGAGGGACAGGGCTTCGGCTGCGATGGCCTTCGGATTTTCAGCGCCGCCTGCGATCTGACTGAGCGCCGCGCCGTATTCCTCAAGGGCCTGAGCCGCCTCGCCGCAGACGGTCTCCTGCGCCGGAATGCCCTTCAGATCCTGAGCCAGATCTTCGGCCTCATCGCGCAGTTCCTCGACCAACTCCACAACGGAGCGTCGGTCAGGATGGCGGGGCGGTATCGGCATTCAGAGGGCGTAGCACCCGAACGCGAGACACGGAAGCATCACCCGCCGTTGGGCTTGTTGGCGTCGTGCAGCCGCCAGCGGTTCTCCGCGTTGGCGCGCATCATATCGTTGATCTCGGCGATGTCCTCAATCTGGATGACGCCGGTCTTGAGGTCCGCGTAGCTGTAGTAGCCGAACTCGATGGGCTGGAGATACCACTCCTCGCTGTCCGGCATTTGGACTAGTTCGGTAGCTGGAACTGGCCCCCGCCGCTGAAAAGCAAGGGGGCTTCGAGAAAAAGCGGGTAATAGTTGTCGTACAGAACCTCAGTGCTGATCCTGAGGATCAGGAGGCCGTTTTCCTGGATGTCTTTGAACATGAACGTCAGGCCGTCTGAGGCTTTGATCTTAGCCCAGCGTTGCCCGTCCTGCTTCATCTCGACGACGGCGAGCGTCCTGTCGAGGATGTAATTGAGCTTGTCGTCCTCAAGGCTGCTCAGCCCCTCGATGACGGCGGACGCAACCTCCGGGGTCATCCCGCCTTTCAGCCCTTTGAAGAGGGGTGCGATGATCGGCGAGGCGCGGCGCAGCACGTGGATCTGCGTCAGGCCCACCATCTTGCCGGAGCGGTAGGTGACGCCCTTGATGTCGAACTCAGCCACGGCCTAACCTCACAGGGCCAACTGGCCGTCGCCGAGCTTGATATCAATGGCCGTGAAGATGATGACCCACTCTCTCACGCCGCCTTCCATGGCATAGGTGATGTCAGGGATCTTCAGGATCGAACCATACTGGCACGAGATTACGTCGCCTGAGACAACGTTTGAGATGTCGATCATATTCTGGCCCGCGCCGCCAGCACCGCCATTCTCGTTCTGAACGAGATAGAGATCCATCAGCTGACGGTTCTTCGGGCTGTTCTGCAGATAGCGCACAGTCACTCGACCATGCTTGGCGGCATGGACGCTGTGCATGCCGCCGCCCCCAGCGCCTGGAGTGTAAGTGATTTTGTCTTCTGCCATAGCGACAGTAATGCCCTCGTTGGCGATGGCGCCGTCAGAGAGCGAGAAATTACCGCCCGGCCCTTCAATGGCGGCGTTCACGTCAACGAGGCTGTATGCGATAGGCGCGGCCATAATTCGTCCTCAGGCTTAGCGGTCCAGGAGGACGCTGATGGAGATGAGGTGGACCGCGCCGGCCAGTTTGCAGCAGACCTGGAACGGCACGGACTTGCGAGCGGCGCGATCGGCCTGCGACTGGGTCGAAACGGACGGCGCGAAGATGTAGAACCCGGCCGGAAGGGGATCGAACGTACGCAGCGTGCCGACGTTCGGACCAAGCCACTGGCCTGGCGCCATGAAGCCGTTCGCAACAGCGACGGCGCATGCCCGGGTAATGACCGCCTTAATCTGCGCCATGCCCGCATCGGTCTGCGGGACCTTCGTGGCGGTGGTGTAGAGCAGGTTGTAACAGTCGGTCTGGATGCGGTTCTGCAGCCAGTCCGCGCCGATCCGCTCGTCGATGTAGTCCCCGTTCGCCATAACGGCGGGGAAGATGATCTGTGTGCCGTTCTGGACGGACACGAACACGTTGGTGTTCTTCGCCTTGATCTGCCCGAACTGGCTTTCGGTGATGATCTCAGCGGCGACGCCGGGCTCCTGCTTGTAGGCGCCCGTGATGGTGGTGTTGCTGCCCTCGTAATCGACGGTCGCGAACCGGCCGAACAGGCTCTCGGCCGCATAGGGATCGTTGCGCGAGAACTGCGAGAAGGCGCGGCTGAAATTGCCGGTCTTGAACAGCGAGGCCAGATCCGCGCTGGTCGTGCTGTCGAGGACGTTGGCGTTCTGGAGCGTCGCGCCGTAGATGCGGCTCTGCGACGTGCTCAGGCCCTCGATCAGAGCCGCGACGGCGAGATGGTCGCTGTCGGTCGGCGGGGTCGAGGTGGCAACCTGCAGCGAGTACCAAGCGCCGGACTGGTTCGCGAGGGTCGCGACCGCCGACACAAGGCTCTCGGCCGCGATGCCGGGCACAGGCGCCGAGGCGTCCACGCTGGTCAGGTGCAGCAGCGGGCCGAGATCGGTTCCGCTCGGGGCCGTGGTGGCATAGCCGACCGAAGAGGTTGGGCCAGTCGTCGGCGAAGCCACATCGAAGCGGTTGTAGACGCTGTCGTACTTGACGGTCGCACCGGCCACGACAGCGGCCAGCGCCGTCTGGATCAGCGAGGCGACGCCGTTCAGGTTCAGCGCGCCCGACAGGTTGATGCCGGTGATGTTGCGCGCCGTGCCATCGATGGTGAGGCTGAGCGCGCCGGTCGTGACGCTCGTGAAGTTGGTCAGAAGCTGCTGCGTCGGCGACAGCGAGGCGCCGCGGATGTGGCCCTTGGTCGCGACCTGTGCCCAGCGACCGACGTAGAGCACGGCCGGCTGGGGCGACTGACTGAAATAGTCCTTGGCCGCTAGATACTCCGGCGCGGTGGTGCCGAAATCCTGGGTCACGCCGTCGAGCGAGGTGTAGCGCCTCAACCGCTCGTTGGTGTCGATGACTCCGGAGGTCGAGCCGAGGATCAGCCCGACGCCGAACGATCTGTATTGGGCCGCCTTGGGCTCGATCGTGACGGAGACGTTGACGAAATCAGCGACGTTCAGGCCGGTAGCCATAAGCAAGCCGCCGCAGACCGGCGTCCCTGGTGAGTGTCGGGGTGGGATGGGCGCTTGTGCGCGGCGTCAGGCCGGCGGGAGCGGCGACAGGAACGGCGTGTTCTCAAGTCGCCCGGATGCGTCGGCCCGGATGGTGCCGTCCGCTTGAAGGACATTCCGGATTTCGTACCGGCGCTCGATCGTCTGGGTCAGACGGAAGGGAAGGTCCGAGCGGCGCCTAGTCTGAGTGGCCGCGATCTCCGGCACGCGCCGGATGGTGTCGAAGCCGATGAGGTTCAGGCCGTAAGACCGCATCGCCTCGCGGTTCTGGCCGACGTAGAAGCTATCTCGCGTGAGCTTGGCGTAGGCGTCCCCCTTGGGGCCGTAGAAGCTCGCCAGCACGTCCAAGCGGTAGAAGGTGCGTAGGATCGTGTAGCCGTCGCCCTCGCCGTGGTGGATCTGGACGGGCGTATCGTCTGGCATCGTCGCCGTGACACCGACTGCGATCCATGTCTCGGTGACGTCGGGGACGCGGGGCTGTGTCTCCTGCCATCGCGGGCGAACCATGTCGCCCGGCAGGCCCGTCACGCCCGCGATGAGCGTGCCGATGATGGTGTCGAGGTCGAGGTCATCCGGCGGAGGCGCCGAGGTGGGCCCGAGCGGGCCGCCTGTTGAACTGTCGTTAGCCGAGGAAGCCGCCACTGGATTGCTGCCCCGTCTGGGATGGGTTCAGGGTGGCGAGCTTGCACACGGCCTGCGTGAACTGTTCGCCGAAGGGCCAGAGCGAGGCGTTCGTGATCTTGTAGGGGAGCCCGGCGAAGATGACGCCGTCCGCCGCGATCTCGCGCTTGCCGATGTCGATGGGGTAGCGGGTGACGATCATCAGATCGCCCTCCACCATGTCGCCTTCGCCGGTCTGCACGAGGCCGAGGCCGTTGCCGGGCCAGACGACGCCGGTGAAGGCCTGGCCGCTTTGCAGAGCGCTGGCGATGCCGACGCTGTTTACCTCGACGATGGATTGGATCAGGACGGCCTCGGACCAGAAGTCGGGGTCGTCGATGACATCGGAGACGTTGAGGAGGGCCATCACTTCACCGCGTGGACGGTCACTCTGCCAAACCGTTATCGCCCTCAGTCGAAGGCGCTTTTGGTGCCGCTGCGATCATCGCTTCATAGACAGAATATAGACCGCACCATGCTTTTGGCTCGGGCGCTGCTTCATAAGCATCCGAAGCGGCGTAGGCTGCATCAGCCATGGCCTTGGTTGCGGTCAATGGGACCAGCACCCAGCCTTTTGGAATGTTCGGCGCAGACATTCAATGGAACTCACACAGCCAGAGAATAGGCCAGCATACAATCCAAAGAGCAGCCCAGGCAATGTGATCTTGAGGGCCGGGAAACCGGTCTGATTTCGTCAGACCGATGAAAAGCCCTGCTATCAGCCACAAAATCAGGAGAGTGCTCACGAGCCCTTCCGTGTGATCGTATACGTGACGCTGTTTCTTAGCTGGCCGGTGTCCAGCAATGGCTTCTCGCCCGTCCGCCCACGCGCCTTGCGCTCTGCCAGCGTGCGCTTTGAGAGCGGCACGAAGGGGCCTTCCGTAATCTTGTTTCGAACCGCGTTCTGAGCGATCAGACCGATGGCGTGGAATGCCTTGTCGACCGCAGCCGCGCCGCCACCGAACAATGCTTCCTTGCCAGCCTTGCGGAGCCGTGCCCCGGCCTCAGCCGCGATGCTCTCAACACCAGGGACGAGGAATGGCCGAGCGGGCAGGTTCTTTTCGGGATCTCCCGTTTCAAGCCGGTACGCGATTACGGCGTTAGACGGGGGTGCCGGCTCGCCCTTCTCAGGGCGCCGGTCCGAACCCTCAGCAGGAATGCCGATCAGCAGTTGGCTCTTGGTGAGAGCCAGAACGCCCTTAGCGATTAAGCCGAGATCGTTCTTGACGACGACGACAGGCATCAGCGGCCGTAGGGATAATTCGCCATGGCCGCTAGGCTCGCGGCGCGGGCGCTCGGCCGGTAGAACCCGCCAGTCACAAGGCCGCGTAGGAGTGCCCACAGGCGCTGCCCGTAGGCTGTCCCGTTCCAGACGCCCGCGCCGGTCGAAGTGACCGCCGAGGTGTCCATGGACTTCGACACCGGCCCGACCGACTTGGACGAGACTGGGGCGAAGGAACCTGCGCCACCCATTCCCGACGCCGACAGGATACCGAGCGTCAGATTGTGGGCGATGTAGAGCATCGTCGCCAGATCGACCTGACCCGGCGGGATGCTCTGCGGCAGCGTCACGCCCGCCTGATCCAGCCAGAACGTGACGGCCGGATCGGGATACTTCGTGGCGTCCTGAAACTCAGGGAACACAGCACGGAAGCTGGCGAGCGTGACGGCCATGGTGAATTAGCCGACCGCCTTGGTGCGGCGGCTGGTTCCAGTCGGCTCGGGCTCGCCCGGCTGGCTGGCATGGCGCGGCTCGCCCGGGTCATCGCCCGGAGGCGTGGCGTTCTCGGGCGTCATCTGCTCGCCCGTGAGGCCACCGGCAGGCGCCTCGGCGGTCGAACCGGCCTTGGCGTCCTTCTTGGCGTCTGGCTTCTTCAGCGCAGCCTCAAGGGCCGGCTCGAACCCGAACACCTCCTCCGGCGCCTGGTAGTCGTCGCCGACCTCTTCCAGGATGCCATTGGTGACGAATGTATGGTTCGGGTTGCCCTTCTTCCACGCATTGTAGGTGTCCGCGTCCACCTCGGAGACCGCGCCGTTGCCGGCGAGCGAGACGGAGCGCAGCGCGGGCGCATCGCCCGGCTTGTCGAGGTTCGGCGCCGGCTCGGTCAGGGTGAGCGCGGTGTGCGAACGGTTCAGGACGCGAATGGTCTGAGACTTCTTCGCCATGGTCACCCTCCCTATTTCTCAGCGGTCTTGATCTTGCCGGCAAACTCGGCCGGCGGATTGGCGGGGTTGTACGGCTCGAAGCCACTCGGCCCGGCCTGACCGGCTTTGGCCTGCCCCTTGGCGGCGTCCTCACGCTCGTGCGCGAAGACCTGCCCCTTCACCAGCGGCTCCCAGTCCTTCATCTGGACGCGCCACTTGTCCCAGAGGTCCTTGTCGACCCCGAAGGTCAGCGCGTAGCCGCCAGCGGTCGGGATCGTGTCGCCGGCCTCGGCGCGGCGCGTGTCCCGGTTGCGGGCGGGGCCGTCGATGATGACGACCGGCCCGACGTAGCGGCTGATCTCCTCCTTGCGGGTGGGATCCTCGCGGGTCGGAGACGGCGTCGCCACCTTCTCCTGAAGCTGCATCTGGAAGCCGTGCGGCAGCGCGCACGCGACGGTCACAGTGCCGGGCATCTCAGACCCCCAGCATCTGCGACATGGCGATTGGAGCCTTGACGACGACGCCGAACGTGCCCGAGGTCTTCTTCTGCGCGTAGGACGAGAGCATGCGGACGATCTGGTGATCGCGCAGCTTCTCGTTGAAGGCGCAGGTCGCGACCTGGGTGCCGTTGAAGCGATCCGCCCAGAGCTGGACGACGTTGCCCGAGGCCGTGGCGTGCCGCGGATCCGAGACGACCTTCAGGTTCGGGAAGTTCTTCTGCAGCAGGTCCATGACGCTGATGCCGAACTGGTTGGTCGCCATCAGGGCCACGTCGCTCTGCGGCGGCATGACCAGCGTCATCGTGTCGGTCTTCTGGATCACGCCAGACGTGCGGCCGACGAGGTCGAGCACCATCGCCTGGAGATCGTTGAAGATCTCGTTAGCGGTGGCGACCACGACGCCGTTGTTGACCCACTTGGTGCCGCCCGCAGCCTTCGTGGACGGGGTGAGAGCAGCCGGCAGGCTCGGCTCGTTCAGCATGCCGTAGCAGGCCATGCCGGCGACGCCGTAGTGGTAGGTGTAGTCCTGGAACTTCGCCAGCGTGGCGGCGGCCGAGGTCTGCACCTCACCGACCCAGTTCAGGCGAGCGAGGCCAGCGCGGTCCACCTGCAGATCGCCGTACTGCACGACGGTCTGGAACAGGTAGGACGACCGGTTCACCCAGTCGAGGTTGGCGTCGGACCGGCCGTTGTTGTTCCAATCGCCGTAGGGAGCGACCTCGCCGGTGTTCTCCACGACCATGAAGGTCGCGGTCTCGGTGGTCCAGTCGCCGGTCTTGACCTCGCCCAGGATCTCCGCGCCCTTGTTCGGGGTCTGGACGATGCGGACGACCTCAGGGTCGACGTAGGCGGCGAGCCAGCCCGGGATACCCGAGTTGGCGGTCGTCACCAGCGTGGGCTGGGCGTCGAGCGCGAGGTTGAAATTGCGCTTGTACTCACTCGGCAGGAACTCAGCGTCCTGCGCGAGATGAATGCCCCAATCTGCTTCGAGAGTGGGGCGAACGGATGCGAGCTTCATTCTATTCGCCCCCTTTAGCCGATGGGAAGATGAGAGATTTTGACGAGTTCGCCGGCCGCGCCGGAACCGCCATCGGTCCAGCCGACGCAGTACCACTTGGTCTCGACGGAACCGGCCACGGTAGCACCGGTGGCTGCGAACGACACCGAGCCGTTCGTGGTGTTGGCGAACGCCTTCATGCCGATGGAGGCAGTGCCAGCACCCGCGTTCTTCGCGTAGTAGCAGCCGCCGGTCATCAGCGAGCCGACGCGCTGGCCGGCCTGGATCGTCATCCCGAACTCGGCCGGGAAGACGTTGATGCTAGCCTGCAGCTCACGATGGACGAAACCGGACGGAGCACCCGTCCCGGTCGAGGCCACCTTGTTCTGAGCCGCGTTCACCCAGGCGAAGCAGCCGATGGTCACGCCGCCCGTATCGGCGACGAGAATGCCGCCGGAGGTGACGAAGCTGAACGACGGATCCGCGCTGGCGAAGTCGCCGGGGACGCCGGGCGCCTGGACGACGTTGACGGAGGTCTGAAAGGTCGTGGGCATGGTTCAGGCCTCCCTTAAGCGCTGAGGCGGTTCATGTGCGGGAACAGCTTCGTGGCCTCGGCCACGGAAGCCGCATCCTGCGCGACGGGGCGGGCGGAGCGCGCGGGCGCGTCGCCGGGTTTGGGCGAGCGCTCGATCAGCACTGGCAGAGCCGAGGCATGAACGCCGTTGTGCTTGATGCCGAGGACGTCGCAGGCGGCCCGGTGATAGGCCTCCTCACTGTCCATGGCCGGCAGATCGCCGACCCACGGGCGCACGAAGCGCTCGGCGGCGCGCAGGCGAGCCTGGTGCTCATTGGCGGTCGCGAGGGCGGCCTCGGTGGCGCGCCTGATCTCGGCGTCCATGGCGGTCTTGGAGACCATGCCCTTGGTGGCTTCGCGAATGCGGGCCTGCACCATCGCGGCGTCCATGGCCTTGTCCTTCTTGTCGTCGTCCTTCTCGTCCTGGGCCTGTTCACCACCGCCCATGGCTTGGCATCCAGCGATGACCTTTTCACGGTCCTCGGGGCTGAGTTTCCGGCACATCTCAATGCAGGCTTCAGCCGCATCAGCGTCGTCGTTGACCTCCCCACCTTCTGCGCCTTCAACCGCGGCCTTCACGTCGGCTTCAGCTTCCGGCGGCAGGATCTCGGCCAGCGCCTCGATGACCTCGGCCACGTCCTCAATGTCGGCGTCCTTCGCCATACGCTTGAAGCCGAGCACGATTGCGGGGATCCGGGATTTGAAGTTCTTCGCGGTCACGCCATCGACAAGCGGGCCGAGATCGATGGGCTTGCCATCCATCGCCAGCCCAGCCTTGCGCGCGTACACAGCAAGAGCGCCCTGCAGAACAGCAGACGCGCCCGCAGTAGCGGTCTTTGCCATGATGATTTTTCCTGTGATTGCGGAGTCGCCGACAACAACGTCAGGCCCGGCGCGGCCCTTAGGAACTAGTGCGCAATGATTGGCTTTTATTCCTCTCATTACGCCGTCGTAAGTAACGCCCTCGTAAGTTCCGGGCGTCATGTCTGGCGTATATCTATACGCACTCGACAATTCTTTTTGGGATCCGTCCTCAATTGCGCGAATGGCTGGGCCAGACCAACAGGTTAGGTCGGCATAGAGGTATGGATGCTCAAAACGGGGATTAGAGATCGAACCAACCGTGCGGTCGTGATCGTGTTCGTCTGCGCTAACCGGATTGTGGTCAAACAGCAGAGGCTTATTATTGAAAGTCTCTGCGCCTTTGGCCAACTCGTCAGGATCGCGCAAAAGCTTGTAGCGCCGCCTCGGCTCAAGGCCGAGTTCATCGTGCCCCGGAATTTCGGAGCCTAGGTATTCGCAGACATTTGCTTTTGATATTGGCGTCCGCTTGACATGCAAATGACCGTCGTCGTCGAAAACTCGCGCCGACGCGCGATCAAAAGCGAGCCGATCTTGCGGCTTAGTTGTAAATCGCATTGTGATGCAGCCGGTTTATGCTCGGCTGCAGGAGTTAGCCGAAGCGGATCACCACGCGAATTCTGCGGGCATCTTATTGCGCTTAGCCAAGTTCTCGGCCCCGGTGAGGATTTGGAGATTGGCCTCGCAGTGGAGCCCACAAGCGTTGCGCGCCTTCAGTGGGTAAATGTGATCTACGTGATGCACGATGCCGGTCTCAGCGGTCAGGCGAGCCGCCTCAACGTAGAACGCCTTGATCTTTTCTAGATTGGCCCATGGCGGCGTCGCTCGCCGCTTCCTGGCCTGTCTAGCTCTCACATGTGCCGCGTATTCGCCACGATGCTCAATCGCATACTGACGATTGACCTCGGCGATGCGTTCGGCGTTTGCCTTCTTCCATTCACTGCGCGTCTTCGCCTGACGGTCAGCGTTCTCAGCGCGCCATCGTTTCTGGTATGCCGAGAAAGTTTCTTTGTTCTCGCGCATCCATTGGCGCTGCTTTTCAAGGTAGGCTTCGCGGTTCTTAGCCAACCATCGCGCCTTATAGAGGCGCCTGCGCTCCACCTTTTCTGCGTCAGTCAGAGGCGTTCGAGGCGGCCCGGACCTACTGCGCTTATACTCAGATGTGCAACTGCGGCAGACTGGGTTGAGGCCATCCGACCGGCTTTTCGATCGAGGGAAGTCCGCGAATGGCTTCGTGCTATCGCATCTGTAGCAGCGCTTAACCCCGGCGGCCCGGTTAATGGCCAACTGCGCTCGGGTGACACTCTGCCCCTTGCGCGGTACGGTCTCGTCAGCCATTCGGGCGCTCCTACGCTCGGCTGGTTAGGGCCGACGTAGGTGTTCCACCACCTCGTCGGTCCGCTCTACTCTAGAGCACCGACAGGCTATTACAAGTCCTCAATGATCGGCTCAGGGTAGCATCGGCAGTTGAATATTGCCCCTGCGTGCGCTCTGTAGCCTGGGTCGCACTCTGGCGGCTCGCTCCACTTGATCACTTTGCCGTTTAGAGCTTTGTGCGTTACTCGGACATCATTATCGGCAGCCGTCCTCCAGATGTAGGAAGTCGATCCGATATGCTCAGCCCTCGCTTGAGTGAGGAGGGTGGACGTTCTCGAAACCTCCGTGCGGGCGATGGTATTCGCGCGCCCGAGGCTGACCTCGCCGGTCTTCATGATCTCGGCCGAGATCTGATCGGCACGCCAGCCCTTGGTGATGCCCTCGCGGGTCATCGCGTGGACGCGCTCAGCGGCTTCGCGCGGCAGGCTGGTGATGAGCCGAACCTGCTCATCCTGCCGTGCCCGCATCACCTGTCCGATGGGCGCCTCGGCGATTTCCTTGCGGAGCGCTGAGCCCATCTGTTCGGCGACGCGGAACCACGAGCGCTCGTCTCGGGCGGCGACCTCGGCCACCATGCGATTGCCGACCGCTTCGGCCCACGGCTTCAGCGTCTCGGCGTATCGCTCCAGAGCCCGTCCGATGGTCCCCGTCAACGACAGATTTTCGAGGTCGAAGCCCCGGACCAGATCTCCCACATGTCGGGCCACGGACCGAAGCCTGCGCCCGTACTCCCGCTCGATCTTCTTCGCCCGGATGAACGCCGAGCGAACCGACTGCCCTGCCCTGTCCTGCGCGAGAACCGGGAGGCTACTCCGCGGCCTGAGGCAACTCGGGCAATAGATCGTCGGAGCGATCCGGTAGCGGCTCGGCGCCGTCTGGCTGGTCTGCATCCGGGTCCGCTTCCGGCGCGGGCGCCTCGGTCGAGGCCGCGTCGATGTCCTCGTCGGTGATCTGCGTGAACACGCCCGTGGTGTCGGCCATCTCGCGCAGTTCGCGCATCACGACGTCGCTCGGCAGGGCCGGCTCAGCGGTCATGATGGCCTGTGTCCGCTTCAGAGCGACGTCGGCCTTCTCGGCCTCGCTCATCTGCCACAGCGGCTCGAACTCGAACCCGATGTCCTCGTCGATGGCGCCGAACTCGGAGAGCTGCACGAAGCCCAGAACCCGCTTCAGGTTCTCGCCGAACAGCTTCTCCTGATAGGCATGGATGAAGTCGTAGAAGACCCGGACCTCGCCATCCGAGGATGCGTTCAGGCCCGAGGGCGTGACGCCGAGCAGCTTGACGAGCGGGATGCCGCAGACGCTGGCGATCTGCTCCTGAGCCTGGGCCTGGAGCTTGTCGAGTGTCCCAAGCGGCGTCGAGACATTGAAGAACTCCTCGCCCGTGTTCAGGGCCATGAACCCGCGGTTGTCCCGCAT